ACCCAAAATACGGGCCATATACGCATCATAAAGTTTCTCCCCAGTCTCAGGGTTCACACCAAGGTCCTCCGGCTTCACACCAAAGATCAAACGCTGCGGAATCGCCATAAGCTCCGCTGTCCCTTGCATATCCATCAAGATGCGTGCGGCAGCATCGGTCACAGACCGAAGCTCAGGGGTAATCTCGCTGCTGCCATACAAATCGGATAGCCGGGTTCGGTTCGGTAGCGGGATCACAGGCACCATGCCAAGTTCGTGTCGCACACGCGACACCAAACGCCAACCGTAATCCCGGTTACCGTCCTTGTAGTTCCAACCGTAATACGATTCCCCGGTGGGTTTACGAACCCACTGCAAAGTCTCATCCGGCAGATACAACGTCGTGGAAATCAGTTCGGACTGATCCTCCGTATAGATAGCGCGGATCGCCTCAGTGACCTCACGGGTACGGGGATCAATCTCCGCGTACAAAGACGTAGCCGGCTCCACCCTGATGATCGGAACATCCGGCTCCACACCAGGATCGTCCTCGTCAGGGGCGGCAACAGTGATGTACGAGCGACCGTAAATCAGGGAATCGGTGTGCCCAAGCGTAGCTTCGATATCAAGGTTGTTCGCCTGCCACCAATCCCACAACTTCGCGTCGGCCTCATCGGTCCCCCCCATGCGGAAACCCTCAACCTCTTGGCGTTCAGCAATCGCATCCACATACAGTCGGGGATACCCAACGTGGGCCAACAAACCCCGCATCTCTGGGGGAACTGCGATACCGATAGCGTCGGGCCGGCGTTCGGAATCGTAATACGCCTTACAGTCTTTCAGCCCGTACTGCTTAGACTCGAACACACTCAGGAGTTCGTCGCGGGTACTTTCGTTCTCGGTCACTGAATCACCGCCACTCGTCTACTCCTGTTTTTCTTCGACATTAAGTAATCCTGTCGGGCTCCGAAAGCCAACACCGCACACACAGCGGAGTCGATCTTCCTCGAACTATCCTTACTGGCTTTGCGTATCGCTATCGCGTCATACGTCGTGGGATGCCGCTTAGAGTTCAGGATGTGCTGACGCAACGTGACGTTGCCGTCGTGAGACATTTCCTGCTCCAAAACAGAGTCCAAGAATCTTTCACAATCAAACGCGAACCGTTTCTGCTGACCCCGCATATCAAAAGCCACAGGGTTATTCGGGGAAGCGTTCACCTTCATGCGCTTCTTGAAATCCCTAGACCACTGATCGACGTAAGCCTCGAACTCTTTAACGTCAGCGCGGAACGCAACAACCTCGAACCGCTCGAACGCCGAACGGACCCTTGCGTCAACATCCTCACGGGGAACCTCGTTGTTCAAATACTTGTCGGGGTTCCAACAACCCAGCAGGAACAAGCAACCGTCCTCGACACGACACGCAACCAAAGCAGTCCAGTCATTAGACTTACTGCCGTCGAAGCCCAAAGTGATCCTGTCACCCTTCTCAAGCACAGCCTCAGGGTTAGCAATCGCATCCCACTCATACGGGGCGATCCAACTATCCTCAGACGCATTGACTTGATTCAGGAACTTTCTGCGAGACTCAGTGACCGGGTTCTTAACATCCAGAACCGAATCCACAATCGCATCAACAGGCAACCACAAAGAGTCACCACGGGCTATCTCGATGCCCTCCCGCAGCTTCGCTACGCCGGCCTCATACCCCTCAGGGTCTTCCTTCTGCGAAGGAATCTCCGACACCGGGGTGTCAGCCGGGGCTTCCAAAGCGTCATACAAGGTGCCAACATCGACAGCCTGACCGGACTGCACCGACTGGAAAGCGTCATAGTCGCGTTCGGCAACACTGTCCTCACCGGGGATGTGGGCGTTGCAGATCGACAAGGTTCGGGAACCAGGAATCTTCGTGACGTTGCCCTCGATGACACCGGCAAGCTCATGCCCATCGTTAGCCTCGATCCACCACTGTGTTTCGTTGCGGATCACAAACGTGGGGCGGTTGCCCTCCATCGAATACGGGGAACTGGTGACCGCCTCGATGCGCCCGCCGGCCTCTGAGTAGATGATGGTCTTGTTAACTTCGAGCCCGTAGTCCTCTTTCAACTGCGAGGACACCATCACCGGGAACAGGCTCATGGTGTTCTTGGTTTGTTCCATTGACACTGCGACGATCTGGACCCACGCCGCGTGCCGTCGCTTACCCATAGGGTCGCCGCTCAAGGTGAACCCGCTGAAACTGACTGGGCCGCAAAGCTCCACCAAAGCCAACGCAGCGGCCAACGGGTCCTTACCGTGCCCCTTCATCCTGCGGAACACGCTGTTGCGGTAAATGTACTTACCGTTGTAATCGACCGCGTACAGCCACAGCACAAACCGGGCTTGTTCCAGGGTGGGCATGAACGCCTCACCCGCGTGATCCCCACCCGGGGTTTTGACGTACTGTGCCCACCAGTTCAGAACACCCCAACCCAAGGTTTTTTCGGGTAGGTGCCAGCCCCCTTCGAGGGTTTTACGCCAGGTGGGTCCGATGATGTGCGGGGGAGCCGGGAGTAGTTCAATGTCAGACAACTCCCGGCTCCTTCCTGTTATTTATCCCAGTTGATTTCGCACTGCGGGAACGGGGGAGGGGGTGTAGACAAAACCACCCGCAACTCCGCGCCGTTACCGGACTCTACGAACGCACGCAACGCCAGGTCGCGCTGGTTGTTATAAGCGACGTTCGCCCTGGCAGCCTCAACAACCTCAACCACACAGTTCAACTTCTCCCGTGCGTTGTCCTCGTTGGCTTGCTGCCGCAGTTGCACGAACACCAGATCGGCGGCGGCGAGTAACCCAATGATGAGGAATATCAACGTCATCACGTCATTCTTCGGCTTCAATTGCCCTCCTTGCGGGCTTCGTTGAACCACCAACCGGCCACCGTTGTCATCAGAGCGTCAGGGGCCAAACCCAAGTCAATCTCCGGTTTAATCCCTTTGAGGATGTAAGACCCGAACCACACCAAGCCAACCGCGCTGGCAAGCAAGGTTTTGATTTGCATGGTCATAGCCCACGCCACCCTGATGTGGTTGTTCCACGGGTAGGTGGCGGTAATGGGTCCGGTTGGAGACTATTTACCGCAATAACCCCAGTTGAGGTAGTGGTGTTTGCGCTCGCGACCATGCCACCCAGGATCGCCAACGCAGACCCGCACAGGTCCACGATGGGTGAGTCCACAACACCCACGACACCGATCAGAACGGCTTGGACGGCGGCGATAACTCCGTACAGCCATTTCCGGAAGTTGTTTTCGGCTTCAGGGTATGCAGCGAGCGGTGACGCGAGTGCGACTAGCAGTCCGGCAATGAGGGCTGCTTTGTCGTCTCCGACGATGTTCCACCCGACGAGCAGCGACGAGATGGCGGGTCCACCGGAGTGGATCATGGCCCTTACGTCGCCCCATGTCCTGACACCGAAGGCGTTTTGGAGGACTGCTGGCACGGCGGCCATTACAGCCTCCAGCGTGTCCCTGCGGGTCGCACCGGCTTAGGGGCCGGGGGCGGTGCCGCAGGAGCCGGTGGGGCGGCGGCGGGCCGGGGGTCGTACACGGTCTGATCGACGGTTTGTGATGCACGCAAAGCGGTTTGCACCCGCTGGGCGAGCTTCGCGTCACCTTGGCGCTCAGGATCGGTGTTCGTGGCGATTTCGTTGAGCAAGTCGAGGGCACCTACGTCGCCTAGCTCTGCGAGCCGGATGACGAGCATGATGTGCGAGCTTGCGTCGGTGTTGAGGGTCATGCCGGCCACGGTGTCCACCGGACCCTCGTTGATGTGCCGGAACGGTGACCTGGACGGGAACCGTTCGTCCGCGAGGATTCTGACGAGGAACAGAACTTCTTTCTGTTCCTCTGGGGTCAGGGCGCTCAAAAGGTCATCTCCGGTTTCTGGCGGGCCGGATTGTAGGACAGCGAGGAAAGTCGGTGCGACTTCCTTCGCACGGGCGTAACGAGACACACGGTCTTCATAGCCCGTGAGTCCACCGTTAATCAAACGGCATACGGTTTCGTGGTCTTCACGATCAGCAGCATCATTGATCTGAGTGCCGCGAGCCACCGTCCAGTACCAAGCGGTGCCTTGGAAGCCGTAGTCGTCGGACGCCATTTGCTCGGGGTAGTCCACGAAATACGTTGGGGAATCGACGTATCCCTCGCCGTAGGCCCACGCCGACACAGCGCCGTAGTTCGTCCTACCGGTAATCATGATG